CCGATTGTTACCAATCTACTGAATGTAACAGCAGAACCAGCACTAACACTTGAACTGTTAACTACAGCACCAAGAGTAACGAAAGTGTCTCCGATAGCAACAACATCATGACTTGCATCAGATCCTGAAACACTACTAATTCCTGGTAGGATTGCTTTCAGAGTAGTATTTGCTCCTGTTGAAAGTCCTGCAAGACTGAATGAATAGATTCTGTTAGTAGCAGCAAGACCAGCATTAACTGTTGTTGATGCAAGTGATACTGAATACTCTGTGCTTGATGATGATACTCTTGAAGTAAGTTTAACATCAATCGTACTGTTACCACCAATAGTGTCAGTTTTAACACCAGTAACAATACCTTTAATATATCCTACAAATCCTGATGTTGTACCTGCACCTGGAATTGAAACCTTATTTGCTTGTGTTCCTAAAGAAGCAGTTATTGCAAAACCAACAGTTACACCAAGTCCAGCAAGGTTTACTGTTGTAATACCAAGTACTTGGTCTGCAATATCATCAATAGAACAAACCTTTATGCCATTACCCCAACTACCTGGGTTTTTTGCTGCATAATACCAGTTTTGAGTATTCTCAAAATTATTTTTGTAATCGTCGTAATTTTTAACTTTAGCAAAGTCAGAACTTGTTGAACCAATACCAACACCTGCGTTAGAGTTGTTTAATTGATTATCGTCAGTTCTAACTACTTTTAATACACCACCGTAAGATAAGAAAGATGATGCACTCATCCAATACTCATATTGACGGTCTGTAGAAAGTGGTTTACCAAACGCACTTATGAAATCTTCTTCTGTAGCAATGTCAATCGCTTCATCAACGGGTCCAAGTTGAAAAGGACCAGCGATTGCACCGATGTTATCCAGTACATTATCTGCTCTTCCTACCGTTAAATCAACCTCCCTTACCAGTACTCCAGGAGATAATTGAGGAGTGGCCATGTTTTGTCTCCGTAGTCTCAGTTTATCTGAAAATATTTATTAAAAAGGTTATTTTCATTGGGGAAACGTGGAGTGAACTACCAATCTGGATATTCCCAATCTCTAACTCTAGGTTTCTTACTTTCTATAATTCTTTTGATAGTACACTCTTTACATTCATATGACCATGATGAAGGAACTGGTCCTCTCTTTTTTCTAGTTCTATAAAAACCATCTATTAAATTTTTAGTTTGACCACATACTCTACATTTTCTATCTTGTAACAATAGATGACCTAATTTGATTTGATCATCAAACCCAATCATAATACTTGAACTACTCCATAGCATTCAGGAATCTCACTCATCAATTTCTTTTCAATACCTTGTTTTAATGTTATAGAACTCATTGCACAAGTAGAACAAGCACCACCTAACCTTACCTTAACAAAATTGGTTTCATGTTCTATTTCTACAAACTCTAACCATCCACCATCTGCTTCAATATATGGTAATAGTTCTTCTAAAACTCTGATTACATTTTCTTCTGTTAGTTCCATGTGTGTTGCTAGATAATGTTGCCTCTTAAGATATTGATAATAACTATCTTCCATTAGGTGGTCCTGCTACACGGGGTTCGTTATCTGGAACTTCGTGTGGATCCATCTCTCCTTTTGGTAAGTAAGCAAGTTCACGCATTGCCCTAACTGAGGGATCACTTGTAACAGAAGTGGGCAGTCGTCCAAGAGCGACATTATCATAGTTGAGTGAGTGCCTATCGAATGTAGAAAGTTCATATTCCTCCGTCATACTCAAACAATTGGTTGGGCAATACTCTACACAGTTTCCGCAGAATATACAAGCCCCAAAATCAATTGAATAGTTTCTTAGTTCTTTTTTCTTTGTTTGTTTGTTCATCACCCAATCGACTACTGGGAGATTTATTGGACATACTCTAACACATACTTCACAAGCAATGCACTTATCAAACTCGTAATGAATACGACCACGGTAACGTTCAGAAGGAATGAGTTTTTCATAAGGATACTGTATTGTTACTGGTCTCCTTCTCATATGATCAAAGGTAACAGACATACCCTGAAGCATATACTTCGCAGCATCGACTGTATCTTTTAAATATGAGAAGACCTTATTCATGACATTGGATGGAATAGTAGATCTGGAAAGAAGTAATTAAACTCAATAAGGATGACTGCTGTAATAGTCAACCAGATTGTTGCCACCACTGGGGCAGATCTAAACCACTTGGTTCGAAAGATTTTAAATAGGTTATTCATCGTTGGACATCGTGAGCACAACCATCACCATTATAGTCATCACTATCATAATACCCTCCTTTGGTTCCAAAGTAAAGTGTTAATGCTACGAATGGTAGTGCGGTAAGTATAAGTACAGTTTCTAAAATCATTATTGATAATTCCACATATGTGACATATCACCGTATTCATCAGTAAACCATCTGTCTCCTTCTGGGTCTACAAAACTATTACTATCTAGTCCATCATTAACAAACCCAAAAGGTGCCATGTCCTGTTCTATGGCATTCTTTTGCTCTTCATACAATCTCTTTCTTACATCTTGATCAGTTAGTTCTTTAAAATAATCTGTTTGAACTAACCATCCATATATTACTAAACACATTGCAAGGTCATCATTACACCCTTCCTCTGCTTCAAATGAGTTGTGTTTTTGAATAAAGGTAGTAAGTTCAGATATGATTTCATAATCATTGAATATAATCTTATCTGCTTCTATTAAAGTTTTTAAGTTAAGAGCACCAACCTTTTTAACAGTTTTGGACATCTTAACTCCAAGTTGCGTTTTCTTACCAGAGAATCCCTGTCCTACAACTTGACCTGCTCTACCTCTCATTGAACACATTAGAAGGTTCTCATACTCAAAATCAAAATTTAAAATAGATGCAACTTGATCTCCAATATCATTTACTTCACACATTATGAATGCTTGATTATAATTTTTTGCCACTTCCCAAATAATGTTTGGAAATAGCATTGGTTTGATTTCATTGTTTCTATATTTTGCTACAATTTTGTGAGGGAACTCTGTAATGTCTACAACAACAAAAGCAGAGTAATCTTCATTTACTCCTCTTGCAACGTCAACGGTCATTATATAATCATGACCCTTAACAACATCTTCATACACATCCAATCCAGCACTTCTAGTAAGTGGTTCATCATAAACAAGAGTTCTTAATTTACTTGGTGCAATAAGAGTGTCAACAGATCCTAGAAACTCACACTCAAACTCAATCTTAAACTGCTGCTCTGATGTGTTGGCAATAGTTTGTTCTCTCCAAAGATCATCTCTACCAGGAACTTCTGACCAATGAACATCTGTTGGGATATATTCATTCTTCCCCCTCTCTGCATCATGCCAATATCTATAAAAATGATTCATCCCGTGAGGGGTAGAAACCATTATTACTTTCGTACTTTTACCAGAAGTAATAGTAGGATAAACACTAGCAAAGAAAGACTCAGCGATGTGATTGGGAACAAAAGCAAACTCATCCAAGAAGAGGATGTTGAAAGACATACCCCTAACAGCACTAGCACTAGTGGAAGCTGCCAAGATTTTCGAACCATTTTCTAACTCCAATGAACCTTTATTCCAAGATACAATTCCTTGTTGCATCCATTTAGGTAAGTTCTCATATGCAGTTTGCAACCTACCTAGTAATTCTCTTGCAGTTGCTGACTTGTTAGCAAGAATACCGATATTAACACTATCATTAAAAACAACATAATGCAAAAGATATGATATAACAGTTGTAGACTTACCTGTCTGACGAGGCATCTTACAAATGTTAAATCTATTTTCGTGGAAATTTTGAATTAATTTTTCTTGGAAATCATAAGGTTTAAATCCTACTAAACCTTCATCCAAACTAACAATCTTTACGTGATTTTTTGCAAAGTAAACTGGATCGGCAGCACATCTCATGAACTCCTCAATTTGTTCTTGAGTGAATTCTTGAGCAACATTTGCTTTTTTTAAATTGGGATTACCTAAGTAAATATCTTCCATAATAAATCTCCTATGTCATTTCATATTTACCAAATTGTAATGGTTTCTCTAATTTCATTTGTTTATCATGATCTATTGTTTGTTTATATAGTTCTAATGTTCTTTCTAATCTCTCTACTTTCTTTTCTAAATCTTTATTTTTGTCCTCCGACTTGGAGGAGTGGTGCTCCTGGTTCATAGTTGGAAATCTCGTAGTTCCAGAGTTTAGATCCAGGATACACTTTTCTCACTTGATCCTGAACTTCTCTGCGTGAAGGTACTTTAACTGACGGGAAAAACATTTTTATCATGTAGTTTGTTCCTCGCCATGCTAAGTATACGTCGATAATATTACCGACTTTATTATAGTTTGGTAAACGTGTTGCTTCGTTAATTGTCTGCATTTCGTTATACATCATATAGATATTTATATTTTTTTAGGTTAGAGTAAGTGATTTTACTATTTTGAATACGGTTGAATCACTTGAAGTAGGAGTCACTAATAGTCTTACATTACCACTATTAATATCAGCGTCAAACGTTGCAAGAGTTACTCCAGTCTTAATAGTTCCAAATTCACTCATGAATACATTGGTTCCATCATGCAAAACATTCATTGTTGTTACATGATATTGAGAACCTCTTGTAACCTGAATTTGATATTGTGCAGACCTGTAGGTGGATGCAGCAAATGTATCTGCAGCAGCTTCTGATGTAGAAGTTTTTGTGGATGCTGCTGATTCTATAGAAGCAACTGATGGACCTCTTCCAAGTTGCAATCCTCCTCCAGCAGTGACAATACCAACAGAATCAATATTAGTTACATCTTCATATGTTATTGTACCACCTACAGACAAACTTCCACCAATGTGCATACTCAATGCAACACCAACACCACCATTAATGACTAATGAACCTGTTGATACTGAAGTTGAATTAGTGGTATTCGAAACCGTGCTAACACCACTGATTTGTAAATTATTAAAAACTGATGTTCCTGTAGTGCTGATACCTGCAATTTCACTACTACTTGTAAGAGCAGTGCTTGCAATACCGACCCATTTGGAAGTAGATGAATTATAAATTAATAGTTCATTATCAGTACCATCAAAGGTCACATCATCAAGGTCTTTAATAAACCCTGCACCACCGCCACCAATGGATCCTAACTGATACTGTACTCTTTCTACAAATAACTTATAATGTTGCTGTAACTGGTCAAGGGTAACAAAATTCTGATCTATTGGTGTAAGAGGATCTTCATTATTAGTATCTACTGGATCATCAAGTAATCCCTCCTCATAAAGATCTTTTAGTTCATTTTGCTTTTCTTTTAATTCGTTAACAAGTTTATATAATTCTGTTACATCTAAAGTAGTGTCTTCATATTGATTATTCAACTTGGATATATTTCGATTTACATCTCTTTTCAAACTATTGATAGTATCATCATAATATTTTGGTTTAGGTAAGTTCTCAATTTCTTCTGCCAAACCATCAAAGTATCCTTTGGATAAATCTTTAGTTTCTAAATTTTTTCTATTAAATTCTTTTACTTCTTCATCTACTTTTTGTTTTAAAACATTATAGTGACTAAGTATTTGTTTTTTTAATTTTCTATCATCATCTTTAAATTCTTTATGATGATCCCAAATCCGAAGAGCAGTCTCCCTTAATTCTTTATAAATTTTATTTTTAGTTTCTTTTAGATTGTTACTTGCTTTTTCAAATTCAATCTTATTCTCAAAATCTTTAAGATCAAAATTTTCTGAAATCTCTTGAACCTCTTGGTCTATTCTACCTCTGATAGAATCAAGATTATCATTTACTTTTACAAAGTCGGAATCAATAACACCAAAAGTTTTTCCGATCCATGAAAAATCAGGAACCTCATTAACCTCATTAACCCATTTTGGAAATACAGGTACAGATTCTTTTACTGCAAGAATATCTTCTTTAAGAGATTGTAAATCTGCCTCATAATACTTTGGTTCGGGAAGATTTGTAATGTCCTCCTTAATAACCTTAATTTTCTCCTCAAGGTCATTTACCTGTTCATCATAATATTTTATTTCTGGTATATCAGCAGCATTACGATCTATCTCTTCTCTTAAGGAAGTAATCTCTTCATCATAATATTTTATCTCTGGTATCTCTGGAGGTTCTGGAATACTGTTCTTGACCTCTTCAATTTGTTCTAGAATTTTTTCTAATTCTTCGTCATAATATTTTATTTCTGGAATATCTGGAATATCTTTTCTTACGTCATTTATCAGACGTACTATCTCCGTTAAATCTTGTGTCTCTTCTTCTATAGAGCAAGGTGCATTGTCAGGTATTTCCTCTTCTTCTTCATTCTCAATGAAGTCGTCTACCGAAGGTAATTCTTTTTCTTCTATTATAAAATCATCGAGTGAGGGTAATTTACTTTCAAGTAAATCATCTATCGACGGTAACTTATCCGACATTGTATTAGTAACGTATGTACTTCAGGATTTCTCTCCTTCTATTATTTAGAATCTTTTGGTAGTCCGTTCTTTAGTAGTTTCTGCAACTCTGCAGTTGACCCAACAAACAATGCATTATTGACAGTAGATGGTCCTTTTTGTTTAGTCTCTTCTTCTACATCCTTTAGTTTTTTCTGAAGATCCATTAACTTATCAGTGGCATCAGAAACACTCTTAATCAACTGTCCTGCGACCTCATATGCCCTTGGCATTTCACTATCCTGTGCAAGCTCAAGAATACCATTTATCGCTTCTTGACCTTTTTCTATAATACTGTAAAGATTACCACGAGTATACTCATAATCTTTTTCAATATCATTTTTAGTGAGTCTATCTGGTTTTTGTATACCAACAGGGGGTTTAACTTCATCTGCATCTATTACTTCAGTAGGTGCGATGTTGAATGTTTCGTCTAAATTTTTAGTATTCGTCATGATGTAGTGTCAGTAATTGTTCCGTCAAATCCAAAATCATCTCCCTCTGGTATAACAGCACTGTCTACACCTATAGTACCAACACTTGTAGATGTATTTGTAAAGTCAATACCTTTAACCTGTGCTCCAATAACATGATCAATTGGAACTGCTCCATCTTTTCCTCTGGTTACATTCAGAGTATTACTAGATTTGGATCTAACGTATATTCTTTCTCCATCAATATCTATATACTTCCTTGCTGCAATACCACTGGCATCCTCAACATCTATTGTCTTATCAGTAGCAAGCACATCTGCGGATACTAATGTGACAACATCATCAGTGTAATCTTTAAGTGCTTTCGGTGTGACAGAGTATGTAAGTTCTCTTCTTGTATTGGTTGTATCTGTACCAGTAAGGTAGTTGATAGTAGATCTCTTGATGATATCCTTGGAAGCATCTGCAGTAGGACCGAATAGGTATGTCTTTGCAGTAAATCTCATTGTATAAAGGAGAACTCTCCTTTCAGAAAAATCTCCTTCATAATCATCTTGCATTGTTATATTTTCAAGCACGACAGGAATATCTCTCTTTTCGTTTAGTGCTGAAACTAGATTAACTGTAAGATTATATGCTGGTTGGAAGTAAGGTAATATCTGTTCTACAATTTGAAGTGCATCATCATTTAATTTACACATAATAGCAAGTTCAAATTGCATATTATATGGAACTGGCATATATGCTTTTTTAGATGCAGTATCTGAATCAGGATCCTTTACTGTAAATTGTTGAGTGGTAGTTACTTTTCTTGAAGAATCATAAGTTAAACCAGTAAACTCAAATGACATCCTTGGTAAAGTGATGGCAAATGGTTTATTTAAATCTGGTGATTGTTCTATTCTGGCCAAGAACTTTTGAGTAGGTCCATATGCTAATGGAACCTTCACAGATCCACCGTCTTGTTTAATAGAAATGTTATTAAACAAAGTTCCGAAAGAGATAATTGTTCTCCTAAAGATCTCGTTGTAAAAATACTCAAACATTTTATTTTATAGGATTAACTACTATTTAGGGAATACCAAATGGATTCTGTTCAGTGAAGTCTAATATTGAATCTGCTTCATTTTCAATATTTAAATTATCAGCATATTCATCATTGTCAGGTTCAGTGCTAATAAGTCTTATAACATGAGTAGCACCTGATGTTCCTCCAGTTAAAGTTTCGCCAGTAACAAATGTGCCAACAACAGAAGCAACTTCTAAAACATTCGTGCTAGAGTTCCAAACTCTTACTCTTGCAGTGGTTCCACTAGTGCCACCAGTTATTATTTCATTGAACGCAAATTCACCAGATCCACTTGAACCAGGATTAGAAACAACAACTGTTGGTGCAGTGCTATATCCTAAACCAGCATTAGTTATATTAATAGCGGTAATTTCTCCAGCAGAACTTACAACTGCGGTAGCAGCAGCAGAAACTGTAGTAACACCTGTTTTGAATACTTCATTAGTAAACGTAATTGTTGGGGATGTTGTGTATCCTCCACCACCTGACGTAACAGTAACTATACCAATAGTTCCATCACCAATAGTTGAGATACCAGTAGCACCCACTCCAGTAGCACTGATAAAGGCAATTTTAGGTGCTACAGTATATCCTGCACCAGAGTTGGATAGATCGACATGCTGAACCGATTTTGCAGATGGATTGGCATTTAAATTACATACATTAATACCACCAATCATTCTAACAGTTGCTATACCTGTTATACCTCCAGAAGGTGCAGAAGATATTGCCACAGTTGGTGGAGTTAAATATCCACCACCTCTATCACCTATGGTAATAAATCTAATACCACCCTCAGTTACAATACCAGTAACAGCAGTTGCAGTAGATCCTGTACCTATTAAGGTTAGAGTTTGTGTTATTCCTTGTATGGTGCTAATACCATCTTCAGTTAAACCATCACCAATATCATCACCAACTAAATTATCATCAATATCATCAATACCAGTAGAAATAACTTCATCCTCAATTCTGAACAATTCACATTGAAGTTCGTATGTATATAAGTCTTGTAATTGATAATATGGTTTTGCATACTCAATATCTTTTATTTCATAAAGACGATCATCAAGTGGAAACCATATTAAGTCTCCATTCTTAGGTCTTGTAGAAAGTTTAACATTTGCTTGATCTTCAATTAGAGGTGATATATAATTCTCAAATCTTTCTCTTGAAATAACTAATCTAACCTCATCTTGAGATTGTATTCCAAACTTACTTAATAAATTACCGTTACCAGAATATTCATCATAGTTGTCTATATAAGCTTCTAAAGGTAATGCAAGATCAAACTTGGATTGAACAACTTCTCTTATAACAGTTTTTTCACCCACAAACTTTCTTGGTAAATAAAATATTTCAACACCATATGTCCTCAATTGTTCATTGATCAAATCTTGGACAAGATTCTGTTCTGAATTAGTTCCTTGAGTGAAATAGGGGTTAAGTACCATATTCTTAACCTATCATATCAAGTGGAGGAATTTCATAAGTATTGGACATCAATTCTTGGATTTTATCAAGTTCAACTTGAGCATCATCATATATTTGTCTTCCATTCAATTCAATTCCACCAGGTAATTTAACACCAGTAAATTTAATTAAATTTTGTCCCCATTGTCTTTTAATAAGAGCAGTCAAATATCTTTTTAAGAATGAATCGTTGTAAACACCAGTGTATGTATCTGGATCTAAAATTCTGTAACACTCAATAACTAACCAATTATCTTTTTCTTCAGCAGTCCAATCAATATCCAAATATAATCTATCTTGTCTTTGATTAAATCTTATTTGTTTGTCTGTAGTTAATAGACGATCTATGTCTTCTAGATAAGTCTTTGTCATTGCATACTGTAAAAGATCAAGAGAACTGAATTGATACAAATCATTCAAGAACAATTGATACTTAATACTAAACATTCCAGTTGATATGGTGCTACTATCAAACTTAAAAACTTTTTCTATACCAATTACAGAATCTGGAACTTGTAGGAAATTGGAAGTTTCATACCAATTTGTGGTTGTTGTACCATAACCAGATATGGAGGTAGATGTTGCTGATGTAGTTACAATACCAACATCATTAGTGCTGTTAATATCATTACGTGCTTGCCCTCTATTAACTTCATCTTCTGTTAATTGATGTTTCAAATACATCTTTTCAACACCATCAAAATGCCTCTCCTGAAAATATTGGAGAGCGTCATCCATCAAGTCATCAATCTGTTCATCAGCAACGTTAATCTCCAATACAGGAGCACCTAATTGCCTTAAACAATATTGCTTTAATTCAGTTTTACTTGCTGGTTTTGCCATTTAAGATATATTATCCCAAAGATATTTATGGTATGGAAGATATGCCTGAATAGACATACACGTTTCCACTAACTAGTTTGAATACAGTAGATCCAGAATCAACGTTAACATCAAACATATATCTACCTTGATCCAATGCTGCAGTTGCAGTTGCACCTAAAGATAATTTTATCTTTCCATCATATGCACTTGTAAACCCAACGGTAAAAATTGCATTCTGAAAACTACTTGCTCCAACACCAATGCTTTTTGATATTGCAGCCTCTCCAGTATATCCAGTAAAATTAAAGTTGTTACTATTAACATCAACAACATTCAAGTTATTTACAGAATTAGAACCACCATAAACTACCAGATTCACTCCAAAAGGAACGCCTGAATCAGGATCAAATGTTATTGTTTTAGTTGCCATTTACTAACTCCTTAAGAAGGGATTTGATTTCATTCATTTCACTTTTTAAATCAGAAAGTTCTTGTTCAACATTTCTTGATTGTTTGATCTCTTCATTTTTAACTGAACGTCTTGCAATATATTGTTCATAATCAGTAGAATTAACATTAACTATTGAGTTTGTTTTAGGATCTCTGGCGAGATCCGAATGTCCTTCAAGTTTATACATATCAGGCAAGTGCGATAACTCTCAAGTCTTTTACTCTTGGTACATAAACTTGATTAGTAGAAGTCAATACAAACTTAATTCTATAAGATCTAAATGCAGGTAAATCATCAGCAGTAAATGTATATTCATTATATTCAACTGCATTGGAAGTAAATCCGTATGTATTAGTCTTCTTGATAAATGCATCCGATCTACCATCACTCTTTTCAGGAGAAATCACTTGACCTCTTGAATTTAAATTGTTAAATCCAGGAAACGGTACAAATATTGGTCTAAATCCTTCATTATTACTGATAGCATAGAATGCTCTAATATCACTATCTTCATTGATATGGGCAGTCAAAAGAAGCTTCATAGAAGTTGCTGAATTTTCAAGTTGAATTTCTTTACTGATATACTGGCAAGCAGTTGGATCGGCATTGAAACTGGAAACTCTACTATCAGTCGCATAATCTTT